AGAACTCTTTGCTTGTCATGCTGCCAAACCGGTCGCCGTACTCCCAATCTTCGATTGCTCTTATTCCTGCTTCGGTCAGTATACGCAGCTCTGCATTGTTCCTGCCGTCATGGTGTACGCCAGTGATTTCAAAGTGTCCACGGCTATCCTCGAAGGTCATATAGTCGCAATCAGTGAGAAAATCCCATACCACTTTGTTGAAGTCGCCGTGTTCCCATCCAGTACAAGCACCATTCCACCGCCCAACGCTACCGCGCAGGATGACAGTTTCGCCGTCAAAGAATCGGTCAAGGTCATACTTGGTATCCTCCCAGTCGCATTGCTCCTGAAAACGCACCTCGTCCCAAATTTCCTCTTCGGTTGGCTCTTCATTACCTTGCTCGATAAGCATTTCCTCTGCTTGCTCATAGCGGTTGTCGTTTAGATTGTCGAAAATTGTTGTTGCCATAATCATCACTCCATATAATTTATTTCTGCCAATAGGCACACTAAAAAGGACAAGCCCCAAAGACTTGTCCTCTCTATCTGCTTATTCGCTTAGTATTTGTACTGTGGCAACCATTCACCACGACCATCTACGGCATTGACTCCAAACTCACCATCCACAAAGTAATCGGCAAACTCACAGTCACCATCCTCGATAAGTTCTGCGATAGAATCTTCGCTTGCATTGTTCCCAAGGATTTCTCTTGCTACCTCGTCTTGGTATACCGCATAACCATTTGCGTTGTTGGTAGAGAAGAAGTCGCCACTAATATCCACGTTGTTCTCTTTGCACTTGTGGTACATCATTTCGGCATATTTCTTTGCATTAGTCATAATCGTTACCCCCAAAAATATTATCTTTTCATTATATCACATTAGTACAGTTCAAGATAAGCCGTTTTGCCATCAATTTCAACATAGTCACCGCATGAGCCAGTTTCGATGGTTCTACCAATGGCAGAGTAGTCGATATAATTTTCCAGTTCAGGCGGTATCTGAATACCGAACAAGCCCTCTTCGACATAGGCGTACCCCAGTTTTTCAGTGTTGTCTCCCCAACATCCGTCATCGAGGTACACGAGGGAATAGTCACTACTGTCAAGGCGTTCCACGGTACTATCCCAGTCGCCAGTATTGTCCTGCATTGCGCCCACCAAATCTTTGCCATACTCTTCGCAGTAGTTGGCAATTTCGGTCAGTCGGTCAAGAGATTCGTACTCGCCCAAATCAAAAGGCGCATCGTCATAATCCGTGATGAAGTATTCTTCGTATTCGCCCATACCTTCGCCACGGCTCTCACCGATACCGATTTTCTCAAGTTCTTCTTCCCAGTCGCAGGTGGATGGGTCAACCCAGTTCCCACGCAGTTCGCCCTCGGTGTAAGCTCCTAAATTCGTCAGATATACTTGCATTGTTCATTCCTCCACACGATTGATATACAGGTCATAAAGGGCGTTGTCTATCATGCCCCACTTATCGAGAGTGTCAGACTCTCCACGCTCGTTCACTAAATCCACGGCTTTTTGGATTTCGTCTGCCGATAAGGTCAACTTTACGCCGTTCTTATGGATGTATCTCACAACATCCCTCATAGTTACCATAAAATCACTCCAATTATTTTTTTTATTGCAACGCAATAGACCACGGTTGCCCGTGGTTTCGTCTTAATTTTCAAAGACTCGTCAGTATTGCTTTTATGCCCTCATATATTCATATATAGGGGATTGCTACGGCGGTCGAATTTTCATAAACCTACTCCTTTCGTGCATGATATTTATTGCAACTATGACAACTGACTAGGACATAAATAATCATAGAGATTGCGCGAAAAATGGTCAGTTTCAGGCAGTTACTTTTTCCACTTGTTCGGTGGTAAAGCCCAAGACTGGATTCCACAAATTTCTCTTTCGATGTAGGAATTAGCTTGCGCTAAGTTCTCGAAATAATGCCCTTGCGCCCAACTTTTGCCGTCAAATTTCCATGCAACAATAATAGGAAACGGGCAGGATTCTTTGCGATTTAATAGCGTATATTCGCTATTTATTTTGCGGATAACATTTACTTCCATTTTATTTTCTCCCTTCGATAACGTGTTGTGGTACATCCTCGATATAGACTTGATGGAAAGCATTATCGCCAACTACATAATCGGCGTACTCTAAGCCGTCTATTTCGTAGGTTCTGACGATGTGACAGGGATATTCTGCGCCACTTGCACACCATAAAAATCCCGCAGCTAATGCCAAAATTAACAGGCGGTTTTTCTTTCGTCTTTTGAACTCATACAACAACTTATTCATTCAAAACACTCCTTTTGACGATTAATTTTTTAGGTCATCTTTGCAAGATTTTCACCTTGTTTTGATGATAAGAAAACAGGGTTTTTCAACCCTGTTTTTGACTCGCCAAAGTCTTTTATTCTCTTGACAGTTTTCAGTTCTCACTTAAATTATCACGCCTTGAGTCGTTGTTCTCTTTTCGTGAGCTTTTCCACACTAACACGAACTCGCCACAACATTTTGAAGTAGTTTTCCCACATCATTTTTCGGCGTGTCTCACGACATGACCTCAAACGACTACGGTAATTATCACACTTCGCCCTGCAAAGGGGTCTGCACTACACTTGCTACGCAAGATATAGCACGAACTTGCTACTTACTTCAATGCAGGTTTTTTGCCACTTTTCTTTTGTATCCCTTCGGAAAATTCCTACCGATACACTTCGCCCAGTGACAGGTGCTATGCACCCATGTATGACAGGGTACACGCCGACCTTTTTCGGACGGATTCTATTTAATTGACAGGGTACACTTATAGCAGGGCTACAAGGTTCTGAGCTTGCATACTGGCAGACTTTTGGCATAGTAGCATTTTACCTATTTGCAGGTCTGCACACTATTTCATTGTCTTTCGGACTCCATAGTTTCACGACCAAACAGTGTCCTACCCTACTAGACAAATAGGGTAAGGCAGAATTTTCGGCTATTACTAGCCTTAGTATTATTCTGCTATTATCCACCTAACCTGCGACACTATCGTTTCTACCCCTGTACACCTTCATACGGTGAGAACAATGACACAAGCAGACACTTGTATCATAGAGATTCGACCTCCATCGGAGCAGGATTAAACAGGCACTTATAGCTTATTACTAAACTTTTCGTGACACTTATACTACGCACTTTTTACCAAATCTTGCCAATATGTAGTTTTCAAGGTACAAATAGAATGAACGCCGTAAGATTTCATAAGAGAAACCAGTAAAGACAGTTACGATGGCAAGCCATCCGACTTGCAGATATTTACTTGTTTTCCCTTGGGGGCTTTCGCTCTCAAGGACAATCACAATATGTCACATACAAAAAAAAATGCAAGCAGGGTTTGAAAATGAGCAGGGATTAAAGGTGAGCCGACTTTTTGCCTTTTATTAGTGCGTTGTTGTGCGATTTTTGAGAATCTGGAACACGCCGGATGTGGCGTAATTACTGGGCTGAAAAGGGTTTTATGAGCGACACAAAAAGACAAGTGTGTTTGATAGCCATTATCAGCACATTGCTGCCGATAGGTATGAGCCTTAGAAAATAGCGGTGTCAGAGCACTTGTGGACACTTGTACATGGAAACCACCATATAGGGCTGTTTTTTGAATAATTGAGCACAACCGAACAAGGCTTTTTTACGTGGTCGATTTGGGGATATTGGTGGTTGAATAAATATACAAAAGTGATGAATAGATATACAGGATAAAAGGTGTAAAAAAATACATATTTTGCTTGTCGCTATATATTCGGCGCGTTTTGTCGTTGTAACGTATTCGCCTAAAATCTGACCATCAGAACCACAAGAAACGGAGCAGGTAGGACAAGGGAAAAGAGCACTTTTCGAGAAGGAAAAGAGTGTAAAGGGAAACTACTTGACAGGCGTATTAGTTGACTCTGCAAGGCTTTTTTGTTGACAGGTGAAACTATTTGACATAAAAATACAGGTTCTGACTATTTGACTTTTACCGCCGATAACTGTTGTTATAGGCTATTGGGCAGGGGTGTTACTCAAGGCTATTTGTCGAAAAATCGTGTAACGGGAGGGCAATTTTTGGCACGCCTAAAACGGCTTTTTAATTCGGCTACGCGGGGGCTTGATTGGAACAAACATCGTGAGGGGTCATGGTAAATTATTGTAGGCATCGGGGCTAGGTTTGTCAAGGGGTCGGGGCATTTTTCGGTAGACCAAGAGAAGGTACTTTGGTTGACGAATCGAGAAAAGTAATTCTTATGGCTGCGCCGGAGGATAGGCATTTTTCCGCAGGAAAATTGGTGTTACACGCCAATGAATTTTTATGCTTCAGGGATGTTACGCCGATTTGCAGGAAGGTTTTTCACCATGAGTATATATAGGGGCTTATTTTTATTTATTTGCACAGTCAACTAAATATCTGCGTGGGTGTACATTAGGGTCTGCATCCGCGCCGATGGGCGAGGTAGTGTCCGTGGGGAAAGGGCAGCGCCGGGCAAGGATAAGCTCTCGATGTGGCGCGACCTGATATGTGACCGTGCTTGCTGGTTAGCAGGGAACATTCTGGGAGCGGGGACGAATCGAAAAAAATTAAGACGGCTCTGGACCGGCACCCCTCGTGCGCGTGCGTATATTATATATATTTATATATATATATTTATATATATTATATTATTATATACTCTCTAAAGAGAGTATACACGAACTGGGCTGAAGCCACATTCCGTGATTAAGGGTTTTCAACCCTAATTTCTCCGATTCGAGGAATCTTTTGGGTAAACCCAAGGACAGAATGAGATTGTGTTCTCCGAAAGGATATATGTCTACGACAGTAAAGATTTCCTCCGATGCGTGAAAAAACGACCTCGTAGGATGCCCGTAGAGGGGCATGAAACGATTTACGCATATAAACATATAGGTCTAGCGGTAGATGACGGCTACGCCGGTTGTAGGCTTTCTAGCAAAATTTTCTCGATTCGTACACAATTTTATCGCTGAAAGCGACCCCGCAGGGGTGAAAGGAGGTGTTTTGCATGAGTATTCCAACTCAGGAGCAGGAAACGGTCATCTGCATCGGGCGCGATGACAAGAAAGCAAGGGTATATACGAGTGACACCCGCTGGATGACAAAAATGGATAAGGTGGCAGCACGGCAACAGATTCACAAACAAGGCCGTGCGATTACTGCGGTCGAGTATGTGGTGCCGGAGAAATATGTCAAAGTGGCAGCTCCCCGGAAGAGGGTTATGTCAGCAGAGCAAAAAGTCAAACTTGCCGAGCAGTTGAAAAAAGCACGGAAAGAAAAGTGCTGATTTCGATTCTAAGCTCGATTTCGTACATACCATACATACACAATTTAGCATCTGACCACTCATGCACATACTTGGTAGGGTGGTCACTTTTTATGTGTCATTTTCTATGTAATTAACATAAAAACTGGATTTCCGCAGCGGAAAGCAACTTTTTCAAAAAAAAATATAAAAAATTTCCATTTCACGGCATTTTGGGAAGGGAAATCACCATGAGTATATATGAGAGGGTTAATGAGAGGTGATTATGATGGCAGAAACCAAGCGAAAGAAAACGACCAAGATTGACCAGTATGGTCTTGGCGCAAGGGTCTTGAGCCTCCGAAAGACTTTGACCTGTGAGGAAGTTGCCGATGTAATCAACAAACAGCACCTTCCCGCCGGCGTAGAGCCGATTAACAAAATGACGGTTTCCCGTTACTGTGCCGACCACGGCATGACGGACATGGAGCGAAACGACATTACAAAAGGTGTCACGAGATTCGATGCCCTATCTGAAGCGTGGTCAGTACGGAACCGGTTAATCCGTCACACGAACAAGCTGGCGAAGATTCTTGAGGACTTGAAAGAGGATGAAGAAAAACTCTCCGAAATCGGTAGCATTTCCAATGCTTACTTGAACTCTTGCAAGTTCCTCAACGACCTCAATTTGTCCGTATCGAAGATACAAAAAGAACAACTCGGCGTAGATAAAGTCCGAAAGGTTCTTGGCGTTGTAATCGAAACGCTTGACAAACATCCAGCGGTGAAAGCGGAGGTTTTCGAGAGATTGCGAGAATCCGAGGTGTTTGACACAATCCGCAGCCTATAAAGGCGAAACAAGTCCCTGCTTATGAGTAGGGCGTGATGGTGAGTTGCGATGGTAGCCTAATTGGTGGGAGCAACCGTGCTTATTGACTGGGACAAGATAGGCAAAACAAATAAGGTGGTATTTATGGCTAAAAAACGATTTTTCGAGGAATTAGCTAGTGCCATCGAGGAAAATACTTCCACAAAATCTGTGGTAGCCAAAAACGATGCTGGCAGACGAATGAAAGAGTGTTCCACATCGCTCGAAAAGTTCGCAAAAACCTATTTCCCCACGGTGTTTACTAGCACATTTTCTCCGCTTCATAAAGAGGTTTTCGCCTCTGCGGAAGAAATGATTTTGCGCCGTCCAAGGCGTAAGAATTACTATGTTAGAGCAGCACCCAGAGGGCATGGGAAAAGTCAGGTAATCTCATTTTTGCTGATTATCTGGTGCGTTTGCTATAAGCGGAAAAGGAACATTTTGCTTATCTCTGATACGCTCGACCAAGCGCGAGGATTCATTGCAGCTATTAAGACAGAATTTGAAGAAAACGAACTCTTAAAAGCTGACTTTGGAGACTTGGTTTCGGAAGAAAAATGGGCGCAGGATAAAATCGTAACTGCCAATAAAGTGCAGGTTTATGGTCGTGGTGCAGGACAGAAACTCAGGGGTAATAAGTACGGCTCAATCAGACCAGATCTGGTCATAATAGATAAGGAATAATTGTCGTGCTGATTGGAAACTTTCAGTATTATCAACGGGCAAAATCGGTGAAAATCCTATGGGATAATACCGAGGTAACTAACTATCAATTAGTACCGTAGAGCGTAGAAAATGAGCGTTATGATAGCAATAATTTTTCCAAGAGTGTCCGTTACCTAAGTCGAAAGATATGGTAAAAATGTACGCCGAACTACTTTGTAATGGAGTAGAAATACGGATAAAAAGCCGTATGATAACAAATTGGATTTAGAAAACGATGAAGCCGTGGAAACCGAACAACAACGAAAGAAGTTGTTTAACTGGTTTATGAAAGCATTGTTGCCAGTTGGTTCACCAATTACCGACTACATTTACATTGGTACAGTATTGCATTATGAGTCGCTTTTGCAGAAGTTATTAACATCGCCATCCTTCAGTATGTGGGATAGAAAACGCTATCAAGCAGTACAGCATTTCTCCGATTCTCCCTTGTGGGATGACTGGGAACAAATATTGCTTGACGAGCATAATCCTAATGCTGGTGAAGATGCTTATAACTTCTATACAGAGCACCGTGATGAAATGCTCGAAGGTGTGAAATGCTTATGGCCGGAGAGTGGCCCTGACTACTATGTAGACATGATGCAGCTCCGTGTTTCTGATAGTTCCGCATTTAATTCGGAGCTGATGAATGAGCCAATCGACCCGTCAAATGCAGAGTTTTTACCTGAGTGGTTTGATTATTACTACGAATTGCCTGAAATCGTAGATGTGTACGGTTCATGTGACCCGTCACTTGGCAAACAAAAATCTGACCGCGCAGCTATCATTTGGGCAGGAAAAGACAAAAACGGATATTTATATATCATGGAAGTTACTATGGGACGATTTAGACCTGATAGACTGATTGATTTAATTATCGCCGGTTGTATGAAATACCAGTCGAGATTAAGAAAATTCGTTGTCGAAACTGTCCAATTCCAAGCCATGTTCAAAGACGAGCTTTGTAAGCGCGGATTGAACGCTGGTATTCAGATTCCTGTGGAGGAATTTAATTCAAAAGTTGAGAAAGAATTACGGCTTAGAGGTTTGATTCCCCGCATTAAAAATAAGTACATAAAGTTCCGAAAAGACCAAACTGTGCTTATTAATGAGTTCTTGAGATTTCCCAAGGCAAGTGATGACGGGATGGATGCAGTAAACATGATTTGTTCCGCTGCTTTTCCTGACCAATCTCACAAGTTAGTATTCTCTTCTTTATCTTCCGATTCAAAACCAAATAGACTATTAAGAGGGGGGTTGTTCAACCGATGGAGATAACCGTATTCAACCGGACATTAAAGGTCGGTTTGAGTAAACAGTCTAAAGGCAATACTGTTCGGCAGACTTCTACAACGATAGTTTCCCTTCCGAACTATACGCCCAAAGATTCTATGCTAAAGATGAATGAGCGTACTCTTCGGAATTTCTCTCGCTCGGCAATTCCTCACCGTGCAATCTCGCTGATTCGCGATGGAGTTTTGGCACAGAATTGGAGGATTGTCCCGGTAAAATCCGGTGATTCACGTTCCTACAAGACGATGATTTCGGCTGTGGAGAACGTGATAAAACACCCGAATGAAACGGATGATTACCGCAGTTTTTGGGGACAGGTTATCAATGAAACCCTTATTGGGGATAACGGTGCAGCGGAGATTGTATTCACTGGCAATAGTCGCCAACCGATGAAGTTGTACCCTGTCAACGGCTTTGCTCTGGAGTATGTCAACGGTTTTTTCACAGACCCCAACTTCTACCGATTTGTGCAGGTAACGCAAGGGTCGAAGAGGACATATCTCTATGACAAGGATGTTTTGTATCTGCAACACAGCAAGACCGCTGATTCTCCTTATGGTATGTCGCCACTGGAAGCAGCGTTCAAAGACCTTTCCGCTCTTACGGATGCTCAAGAGTACGCAAGCACTCAAGCTAGTAATGCAACCTCTAATGTGGGCATCAATTTGGGCGAAAATGCACAAGCACCGGATGTACTGGCGTTCCGAAAGTATTGGCGAGAAGAAATCGCCGGCACTGGGGAAACGCCTATTTTTGGTGGCTCGAAAGGAGCTGGCACGGTAAAACTCGGCGCAGGTAATGATGATGAAATGTTCCTCAAGTGGCAGGGGCATCTTATCACTTGTATTTCTCTTGCTTTTGGCGTTGACCCGAAGAAACTGGGGCAAGGAAGTAATACCGACCGAAGCACCGTGGAAGAGCAGAACGAATCCATGCTCAATGAGGCTATTCGCCCGTACTGCCTGTTATTGCAGGATGAAATCAACCGCAAGATTATCAGTAGGCTTGGTCTTGATGCTTATATCAAGTTTGAGTTTATCTTTGATGATACGCTCGAACAGAAGCAGAAACGCCAAACCATGATGACCGAGCAGTGGAATAACAACGGTATCACCCTCAAAGAGTACCGTACCATGCTTGGCTTGCCAGAGATTGAGTCTCCCTATAACGATATGACACAGGCTGAAATGAAATCAGCCCTAAATCAAAAATACGCAATACAGACAGGTGGTTTTAATGGCCTGGGCAAAGACCAAAAGGAAGGAGTACAAAAGAAACTCGATGGACAAAAATAGCTTGAAACTTAATCCCGTGGTGTTTAGCACCGCACCAATTCAGGATAATCCCGATGTGCTGAAATTTTCGGCGTGTGTGGGTTATCTTGACACCCCATCCGACGCAACGCCCTGTGGTGGCGAGAGGGGCTATCAGCTCATTCTTTCCTCTGCGGA